ACCACCACCATCGCGGCCACTGACGTGGCGCAGCGACTCGTGCCGGACGCGGCCATCACCAACAAGCGGATAACGGGGTGCCTGGTGCGAGCCTGCAAGGTTGCAGCCACCGGGAACACGGCCGACGCCCGCGTCGGGGCCAGCTCCGACGACGAGGACATACAGCACCTGGTCGCGGCAGACGATCGTCGCGGTTTTATCATACCGCACGATCAGTCAGGTGAGCTCTACGTTATCGGTACCATCAACGACGTTATCGGCTGGGTGTTGTACAACTAAACCTTGTTCCACTAATACCGCGGTGGCGACGCAGTAAGGACCATTTCATGTCAACCCTATACTTTGGATCGATTGGTAACGCGCAGGGAGACGGCTCTCGGGCTAACCCATGGGACGTCGCGACCGCCATCGCCGCCTTTACCAACGGTAATACTTACCTCTGCATCGACACGGTCAGTAGTGGCACCCGCGCCCAGCTCTCCCAGGTCATGACGATCCCCAGCGACGTGATCGTGGGATCGGCTGGCGGCTACCTCGATCGAGCCTGCTACCAGCTCAGCATCATCGTCGCCGCAAATCAGTTCACGAAGACGGCCGGCCGCACCAACGTCTACGAAACAACCTCCGCGTTCCGCGAACCAGGCAACAACAACTCCTGTTCCGTGATACGGGACAACTCACGCGCGCTCACGCACGTCACCGGCACCTACTCAGCAGACGCCGTCGCGACTGTTGACTCAACCCCCGGTTCGTTCTGGACCGGTCCCACGTCTGCTGGTGACGCAACCGTCATCACGCTGATTCATCCGATCGACAGCACCGATCCCCGCTCCGATGGAAAAGAATACGACCGCTCCCAGCTTTTCGGCACCACGCAATCCGATACCAACGCCATAGTCATTCAGTCCGGAGGCATCCTCCAAGATTCCAACTGTTACGGCGTGATGTGGCGAACCCCCGCGGGCAGCAGCACCACCGGCGTCAACGGCTACATGGTGATGAACGGCGGCGGCTCGATCGTGCGACGTTGCTTCTTTGAGACCGGCGACAAGCACGTCGTCGGCAACATCAACGGCGCGACCGACGACATCACGATCATTGAGGACGTGCAGGCCGAGCAGTGCAGCCCTTACGCCGCTGGCGCCGGATCCGCAACGACGTTCGTCGCCTACGACGACAACGCCGCCCGCACCGGACGCATCGTAATTTTTCGCCGCTGCCGCACCAATAAAAACCTCGGCCTCATCGGATCGGCGGTTGGCACAACTAATATGTCGCAGCCCGCCATCTTTTCGCACAACGCCGGCTCGGGGACGCAGTTCAAATCGATGCTGGTCGACGCCTGCTACTTCCCCGGCCAGTCCGTGACGCCCGACGCCCCGGTCACCAATCCGATGGTTATCCGCCGCACGCGGTTCGGATCGTGCGGCACGCTGAACGCGGGTCGCAAGTGCTTCATCGACATGTGCTACATGGACGTCTCCACGCCGCAGAACAACGGCGGCACCTACTACATCACGCGGACGGTCATCGCCAACACCATCCCCGCCAACGCCAACGGCACCTTCGTTTTCGACCATTGCTCCCTGGACCTGGCGCCCTTCGGCGCACCCTTCACGTCGATCAGCCGGAACGGCACCATCTCTGTCACCGTCAAGAACAGCATCATTAAGGCCCAATCATTGCTAGTGAACAACCTCGCCGCTGCCACCGACACCTTTGTCAGCACCAACAATCACTGGATCGGCGCCGCCCACCCCAACAACCTTTGCGTCCACACGGCCAGCGGCTACTCGGTGAACGGCTACTGCACCCTCGCTCAGATGGTCACCAATGGATTCGACACCGGGTCCACCACCGCCGCCAGCTTCACCTGGGAATCGGATTATCGATTGCCCACGCCCACAACGCAGCGATCGATCGAAGGTGTCGACATCGGCGCTTTCCCCTACGGTGATGCTCCATCACCAGCGGTCAACGGCGTACTTACCGGGCGTCGCTATGGTTCCGGTAACGCGGATGAGGGCATAGTAGACGTAGACGCCATTGAGACTGCTGCCACGCTGGTTGGGTCTACCAAAGGCCGCGGCTCCCTGCACCTGCACCTCTGACACGGACGGGCACATGCCACAGTACACAGCGACACCCCTGCTCGCGGACGCCGCGCGCGTCAAGCGGCTCCTGGCCGCCCATGGCGCGTTCAGCGACGAGCTCATCGCCGACCAGCTAGCGGCCGCCAGCAACATGGCCCGCAACTGGTGCAACCGCCAGTTCAGCTCCGCGACGTACACCGACGAGGCGTACGACGGGGACGGCGAGAACGAGCTGATGCTCAACGAGTTCCCCGTGACGGCCCTGACCTCCGTCCGCGCCCTCGACGAGTCGGCCGACGAGGTCGCGCTGGTCGTGGCGGACGACGTGATCATGACCGCGCGCGACGCGCAGATGGGCCGGATACGGATCAACCCGCGGTCGACCACCGCCCTGTTCCGCCGCTTCCCCCAGGGGGAGGCCAACGTGCTGGTGACGTACACCGCGGGCTTCGCCGAGATACCCGACGCCGTCCAGGAGGGAGTCGCGCTCTGGGCGGCCGACCTGTGCCTGCAGCTCAAGCGAGACCCCTCCGTGGCGTCGGAGACCCTGGGCAAGCACTCCTACACGAACCGCACCGCGTCGGGCTCGTCGTTCTCCGGGCGCGCCGAGCCGCCCGACAACGTCAAGCTCGCACTCGGCTACTACAGGAACCCACTATGAGCGTGGCCGCGCTGCTGAACATCAAGTGCGACGTCTACCGCCGGGTCGGCGAGCGGACCCCGACCGGCGGCGTGGCGAGGACCCTCGTGCTGGAGCGGCTGGACGTGCCGACCCGCATGGAGGAGATCACCAACGGGTGGTCGGTGAACCTCGGTGCGCGGCGCGTCAAGGGGACCCACACGTTCTACTTCACGTCCGACCCCGGGCTGGAGTCGATCAAGTCGTCGCTCGTCTACAATGGCGACCAGTACCAGGTGCTCACGTCCGAGAACGTGGCCAACATGGGCCGGCACTGGGAGGTCCGCGTGACGCACGTCGGCGGCATAGAGGAGGACGGCCTGGAGCCGTAGGACCATGGAGGACTCCGTCAAGATAACGTGGCGCGGCGACCAGGCCAGGCGCGTCGTGCTGAAGCACGCCAACAACCGCATCTCCGCCGCCGGCGTCCACCTGAGGAACGCCATCCGGCAGAACATCTCGACGCCGTCCAAGTCGGCCAAGGGGTCGAAGCTCGGGAAGGCGATCACCGAGGCCAAGAAGGGGTAGCATGGCAGCGAAGCACGACAGCTCCGGCAGGACCAAGGCCGCGCGCGTGACGGCCGCCAAGGCGGAGCACGGCCGAGCGATCAAGCGCGACGCGTCGAAGCTGGCCGAGCGGGCCAAGGCGCGCGGCGGCAAGTACCACCACCGGTCGAAGCCCGGCGAGTACCCGCACAAGGACAGCGGCCACCTCCGGCGGAACATCGCCATGGAGGAGGACCTCAAGGAGGACGGCAAGAACTCGACCGTCCGCGTCGGCACGAACGTGCCGTACGGCAAGGAGCTGGAGTTCAGGATGCGCCGGTCGTTCGTCCGCCGCACGCTGCTGGAGCAGCGGTCGACGCTGAACAGGATCATCACCACCGGGAAGGCAGTCTGATGGAAGACGTGACGCAGCTGCTCGAGGCCGTGGTCAGCAGGGCCAGCACGGACAAGACCCTTGCAGCCCTCGCGCGCAACGGCCTGTTCCACGGCTCGGCCGACGACAACGCCCAGCCCCCGTTCATGACCTACGAGATGGTCGGGGCGGCGGGCCAGGAGAACACCGGGAGCGACCGGCCCCTGACCGTGGAGCTGCAGTTCACGGCCCACTGCAAGACGGACACCCAGGCCCTGGCGGCGGCGAAGGCCCTGCGCAAGGCGTACCACAACAAGCCCCTCTCCGCGGTCGACGGGGTGGAGTTCGTCGAACTGACGAGCAGGGTCATCGACCAGGACCCAGACGACCTCACGTGGCTCGCGATCGTGGCGTTCACGATCCACTGCAGCGAAGAGGACTGAGAGACAACCCAAGGAGACGCAAGATGGCATTCCGGCACGGCAAGAACGGCAACGCTACGGTGGGAGCGGGACCCACCACCCTCAAGATCACGGGCTGGTCGGCGGACGACCAGAACGACCTGGCCGACTCGTCGAACACGACGGGCGGCGGGTTCAAGGAGTACACCGCAGGCCTCGACGGCTGCGACTGGTCGATCGACGCCCAGGTCGAGACGACCAAGGTGCCGTACGACGCGACCGGCGGCGCGCTCGTCCCCGGCACCGAGCTGACCAACCTCAAGCTCTACGTCGGCGCGCCGACCGCGACGCCCAACTTCCACTTCCCCGTGGCGATCGTGGAGAAGTGCTCCATCAAGTCGGTCGTCAACGGCGTGATCACGTACACGGTCACCGGCAAGAACCAGGGCACGTTCACGCGCCCGGCCACGGCCTAGTCAACCAGCGGGCGGGCTCAGTCGCGGACGGGCGACTGGGTCCACCACCCGCGCAACCAGAGCACAGGAGCGCAGCCACATGACGGACGCACTACAGGCGGACCACACCCAGCACATCTCGCGAGTCGGGGTCTACGAGCACACGCCGCTGGACGCCGACGGCAACCCGAAGCGCGGGGACCTCGGCCAGCCAGTGACGGAGACCATCCAGCTCTCCAAGATCGACCTCAGCCTGCTCACGCAGCTCGAGGACTTCCTGCGGAGCGAGGCCCTCAACTCGACGTACCCGGTCCTCCAGGGGAAGCCGGACCACGTGCAGCGAATGATGATCGACTCGGCCATGGCCCTGGGCGACCGGCGGCGCATCGGCACCGCGGAGTTCGACCGGGCGGTCCAGTCGCTCAGCGGCATGACCTACCTGCTGTACCTCTCGATGCTGGCGAAGCAGCCGGCCACCACGCCCGAGACGGCGCGGCGCATCTTCTCCGAGGCCAACGCGCTCGGGGCCGAGAAGCTGACGGAGCTCACCACGCGGCTGTTCGCCGTGACGGGGTTCAACACCGGAGCCCCAAAAGGCGACGCCGGCCAGGAGCTGAAGCTGACGAAGCGGACGAAGGCCGGCCGATAGAGTTCCGCGGGATATACCGCGCCCTCTTCAGGGAGCACGGCATACTCCCGGACCAGGTCGACCGACTGACGCTGTCACAGCTGGCCCTCATCCTGACCGGCGAGGACGACGACGCCATCTCCCCCGAGGACGCCATGGAGATGGTGCGAGAGTGGCAAGAGAAGCAAGAGGCGGCGAAGCGCACGTAGCGAGGCACCATGGGATTCCAGATCGCAGAGCTGTTCGTGGACATCACGGTCCGCGGGGCGTCCTTCAACAAGGGCATCAAGGACGTCAAGTCCGGGATAGAGTCCCTCCGCCCCGCGTTCAACTGGCTGCGGGCGACCTCGCTCGCCGTGCTGGCCGGGCTCGGCGGCGCGGCCGCGTACGCGGTCAAGAACTACGCCGACCAGGAGGACGCGCTGCGGAAGCTCAAGGCGAGCCTGATCGCCACGGGCCAATACAGCGAGCAGGCCTTCGGCGACCTTGAGCGGTTCGCGTCCAGCATCCAGGACGTCACCACCGTCAGCGACGACGAGATGGCGAACCTGCTCGCCCGGATGGTCCAGCTCGGCGCGCGGGTCGAGGACCTCCAGTCGCTCGGCCGGATGGGCATCGGGCTCGGCGAGATGCTGTTCGGGGGCGACGCGGCCCAGGGCATCGAGGCCATCACGCTGGCCCAGCAGGGGAACTTCCGCGCGCTGCAGCGGCTCGTGCCCGAGATCAAGAACGCGGCGAACGACCAGGAGCGGTGGCAGATCGTCATGCGCAAGGCGCGCGAGGGCCTGACACTGGCGGAGGAGCGGTCCAACTCGTTCAGCGGCGCGCTCGCGCGGCTGCGCAACCACGTCGGCGACGCCGCGGAGGCGTTCGGCCAGCGGCTCGCGCCCTACCTCCGGACCGCCTCCGACTTCATCATGCGCTGCACCAGGTTCGTGCGAGGCCTGAGCGACTCGCAGGCGGACCTCGTGATTAAGATCGCCGCCGTCACGGCCGGCGTAGCCGCGGCCCTCGTGGTCCTGCCCGCACTGGTCAGCGTGCTCGGCGCGGTCATGACCGTGGCCGGCGGGGTCGGGACGGTGCTGGTCGGCCTGGGCAAGGTGCTCATCGCGGTCGTGACCGGCCCACTTGCAGGCTTCGTCGCTGGGCTCGTGCTCGCCGCGACCGGGCTCGCGCTCTTCCTGGGCAGCGGGGACACGGTCTTCGGCCGGATCGCCGACGGGTTCCAGGGGCTGCTCGACATCGCGGACGTGTTCCTCGGGTCCTGGGAGACGCTCTGGGCCCTGGTCGACACCATCATCACGACCACCGCCGCCAACATGCTCATCGGCTGGGAGCACGTCAAGCACTTCTTCGAGACCTTCGCGAACTGGTTCCCCACCGTCATGCACACGGCGTTCCTGCTGGTGCTGGACACGGTCTTCGACTGGGCCTTCGCCGTGGAGGAGACCATCAAGGGCGCGTTCGGCAACGCCATCCACTGGGTCATAGAGAAGGTCCTGGACCTGGAGGACTGGCTGACCTCCTTCTCGGGGGAGGAGAGCCACACGGGCGACCTGCGCGCGGAGAACACCAGGCAGCGCGACGCCTTCGTACAGGAGGTCCGCGACCGCAAGCAGCGCGTCAAGGACGAGATGGACAAGGAGTTCTCCAAGGTCGGCACGGGCGTCGTGGCGGAGCAGGGCAAGATCGACTCCGCGAAGAACAAGCGCATCGCGGAGATCAAGAAGCAGCAGCAGGACGAGGAGGCCCGCATCCTCAAGGGGCTGGTCGGCCGGCCCACCCTGGGCGGCAACCTGCGCGGCATGATCGAGGGCCTCAAGAAGTCCACCGGCGTGGCCGACTTCATGAAGAAGTTCGAGGAGCTCAAGAAGCAGTTCGAGGGCATCAAGGCCGACCCGAACAAGTTCAACCCGATGGACAAGCTCAGCTCCAACAAGGGGCCCAGCTTCCGCGGCGAGGGCTCCGACGGCAAGCTCAACTTCACCTCGCTCGAGGACACCTTCAAGAAGCAGCTCGCCATCCAGCTGCTCGGCGAGGACATGACCAAGCAGGGCAAGGCGGAGGAGGCGGAGCGGCGTCACAAGGAGTCGCAGAAGAAGCGCGAGGACATGGTCGATAGGCTCAACAAGATCGTCGAGAACACGGCCCTAGGCGGAGCGATGGTGTAACATGCCGAACTACCTGACCTACAAGGGCATCAACTACCTCGAGCTGACGGACGGCTCTGGCCGGATGCGCAGCGACGGGAAGGCCCAGCGGTCCCTCAAGTGCCTGTGGGCCGACCGCATCAAGCTGCTCATGCTGCTCCGCGGGTTCCAGGTCATGAGCGGCGGCACGTACACCGTGATCCCGCCGGCCCTCCACCCGAGCGGCCTGCCGATGTACGCGACCGACGTAGGCATCAGCCCCCTAGGCCGGCCGACCGGCGAGGACGCGTGGGAGTACGCGAAGCTCGACGTCCAGTACACGTCCGCGACCCCGTCCTCCGACGAGGGGGCGGTCGAGGTGGAGGACGAGGACCTCGACCTGTCCGCGGAGATGGTCGACCTGGGGAAGGACGGCTGGTCGTTCGGCGACACGCACGACGACGCGAACGTCAAGGTGGACAAGCCGATCCAGAAAATCGTGCCGATGCTCACCTACACGGTGACCCAGTACCACCGCGCCACGCTCCCCCTTGCAGCCATGCGCGGGCTGCTCGGGAAGCTGAACAACGCGGCGTGGAAGGGCGCGCCGGCCAACTACGTGATGTACTGCGGCGGCCGCGCGCAGCGGAAGACCGTGGCCCTGGCCGGCAACACCACCGTGCTGGACTGGACGATCTCGCACAAGTTCATGGTCGGGAACCGCGACCTCCTCAAGGAGTGGAAGCCGTCAGGGACCGGGGCCGGGTCGTTCCAGAAGATCGTCAGCACCAACGGCACCTACAAGTTCGAGCTCGGCGACTTCAGCACCCTGGGGATCAAGACGACATGAAGATCGGACCCTTCATCGCAGGCCAGCGCGTCGTGGCCGAGTGGCTGCAGTGGATGCTCGAGCAGGTCATCGAGCTCACGAACATCACCGGCACCGCGCCCGTCCGCGTCGAGAAGACGCCGGGCGGGTACGCGGTCTCGCTGTCCTCCGACTTCGGCATCCGCACGGGCCGCATCAAGAGCATCAACTACGACGACGGGGACCCCAAGGCCTGCCTCGTCGTCGAGCCGAACTACCCGAACTTCGACACGACCACCGGCCGCCCGAAGCTGTACGAGCTATCCGGGTGGGAGACCGACCCGGTCCCCGACGACGAGGGCTCGAGCAGCCCGAACCACGTGCTCGTTTACGTGGACGGCTGCCCGTACGAGCTGGCCGGCGTCTACTTCGCGCCCGGCCAGAGGATCAAGTATTGGACCAGCAACGGGAACGGGAAGTACGTCACGATCCTGGAGGACGACTCCTTCTGGGCGGAGATCACGCCGGACCCGGCCGGGCCGGCGAACAAGTCCAAGTGGAAGTACAAGTTCAAGGCCAGCAGCCGCTCGGACATACCGTTCACCGGGACGCTGCACGACGGCGCGGACGACCCGCCGTTCATCGCGTACCTCGACCCCGACGACGCGCCGTGGGAGGGCGAGTGCTACAACATCGGCGAGCTGACCAACCGCGCAGTCGGCACAGTCCTCGACCCGGGCATAATCGGCATGAGCATCAACAGCGACGGCACCGTCGAGTCCTCCGCCTGCGTGCTCAAGCAGCTCGGCCGCCACTTCAACAAGGTCTACCGCTTCTGGAACGCGGCCGAGAACAAGTACATCTACTACTTCGGCGCGGTCCCCAACTCGGCTGGTGAGTGATGCCTGTCAACGGATGCTGCTGCCCCACAGGAGGCGGGGACTGCGGGTGCTGGACCGCGTGGTGCACGGGGTGGGTCTGCTCCGAGGGCGGCGGGTCGTGGAGCGAGCCCGCGCTGGTCGACGGGCCCGTGTGCCTGAGCGACGCCGACGCGCTGCTGGCCGGGTGGATCATAACAAACGGGTGGGTAGACGCACCAAACGGGAAGTGCGGGGTCACGGGGTCGCCGACCGCCTGCAACAAGTACCTGGTACGCAAGGAGCCCGGCTGCACGTGCGGCGCGGGGTGCACCCAGGGCGCGACGCCGCCGCCGCCGGCCCTGCTGTCCGCGTCCCAGTCCGCCATCTGCTGCGACGAGTGCCTCTGCTGGTACGAGTACGAGGTGACCCACGACTGCGGCGACAGCGAGGAGGACGAGGAGTGGGGGGAGGTCACCGAGACCGACCGCAGCGGCTTCTGCCGGACGGACGCCGCGGCCGCGGCCCTGGACCCGCCCATGACGGAGCACGACTGGGAGGTCGACCCGGAGAACCCTTGCAGGTTCACCAAGGTGGTCAAGAGCGGGTCGTCCACGTGCACCTCCGCGCCGGAGCTCGAGGAGGAGGACCGGCCCGAGCCGCCGGAGGAGGACTGCTGCACCCCGTGCGAGTGCCCCATCACGCCGGCCTCCGGCGAGGGCGAGGAGTACCCGACCTCCGGGGCCGACCCGACGTTCTGGCCGCGCGACGGGTTCAACGAGGTCTACTTCATGGACTTCGACTACGAGGTCCTGGTCTACGACGCGTCCGACCCGACATGCGCGGGCGCGCCGATCGGCACCCTGACCGGACACGCGCGAAAGCCGATGATCCACTTCCCCGACACGGAGGAGGCGTGCGAGTGGTTCGACGACCTCGTCGTGTCCCCGACCATAGTGACCGGCGAGACGGCGAGCGGCGATACCACCGGCCTGGACGGCCACATGTTCCTGGACTGCCGCCTGTTCCTGGACACAGAGGCGTGCGAGTGGCTGTGGCAGTGGAACATCTTCAACGACTTCGGCCTCCGCGTGACGGCCAAGGACGTGCGGACCCACAAGCCGACCGGGGCGTACGCCGACTCGACCGTGACGTGCGACGTGATCGGTACCGACCCACGGCGGTTCACCGTTAACCTCACCAACCTGGTGCTCTCGTGAAGACCTGCGAACACTACCAGCCAGACGGGCACGGCGGCGTGCGCTGCCAGAAGTTCCGCTACCAGTGCTCGATGCAGTCGTGCGCCGGCTGCCCGAGCAACACGGCCGCGGGCTGCTGGCCAACCCACGTGACCGTCAACGGCAAGCGGACCCCGCGCCCGAAGCGCGAGAAGCCGGAGATCGAGCTGCTCGTCGAGCGGCACTGCGACGACCCGCTGCTCGGCGACCGCATCGAGGAGTGGGCGAGGCGCGTCGGCGCGGACCGAGCGGCCGCGGAGTGGGAGGCGTGGACCGGCGTGCCGTGCGGGTGCGGCTGGCGCAAGCGCGTGATCAACCGGCTGCACGAGACCTGGCGCGCGGTACGGGCCCGCGTGTCTGCAACCTGAGCCCACACTACGTACGAGATTCGCCCCGCTCGCTCGCCCTCCCGCTCTGCTGGAAACACGCTCGAATCTAAAACGCGCATCTGAACGCCTTTTGGGTATACCATACCTCTACCACTACCCCACCAAAAACCCGGAGAAGTAAGTACCTTATATAGGGGTGTCGATATGAGCGAGGCTCTGCGATCGCAGCAGGGCAGGAGCTTAGGTCGGCGGGGCGAAACCTGTACGTAGTGTGGAAACCCACTTGCAGCACCCCGCCGCCGCGGAGACGTCAGCCGCGACGTCGAGAGGGCGAAGCGAAACGTCGAGCGAGTCGAGCGCGGAAGGCCCCGGGAAAATTATTCGCCCGGGCCGTTTACAACGGCGCAGTTTTACGCTATGATCTTAGACGAGCTACGAAGAGGGCCCCAGCCCGGGACCCCGCTCCGAAAGTACACGAAAGGAACCAGGTCATGAGCAACACCGTCGAGGTCAACAACCAGATCGCGACCATCGCCCGCGGCATCCTCCAGCCGCTGTGCGAGGAGACCGCCAAGGTGCTCGAGCCGATCAAGCTCGAGGCCGACGACCGCCTCCACATCTCCCTCAACAACACGGCCAAGTCTTTCCTCGTCAAGGCCTACCGCGAGCACCACTCGCCGGACGGCCAGCTCGAGATGCTCATGAGCAGCGGCGCGGCCCGCCACTGGTCGCAACGCGTCCCCGAGTGCGTCAAGATCGACGACTTCGGCAGCGAGTGGCAGATGGCCGCCACCGACATCACCGCCCTCATCATCAACGCGCTGTGGCCCGAGTCGCAGCTGGTCTTCGAGGGCGAGGCCCGCACCGTCTACGACTTCCTCCTCCTCCGCTTCATGCAGCAGACCATCTCCTCGCAGCAGCGCGCCATCTACGACCTCAACGGCAGCGAGCCCGAGCTGCCCGACGACTGGTTCGACCACTCGGAGAAGCCGCTCGCGCCGTACCAGCGCGTCGGCTCCCTCACGACCATCGGCCTCGACGGCTCGGGCCTGTTCATGGAGCAGGGCACGGGCAAGACGCCGACGCAGATCAGCCGCATCATGTACGAGGCCGCGCAGATGCGGCGGAGAGACCCCAACTCGATGATGCGCGTGCTGATCGTCGCGCCGAAGAACGTCCGCCGCAACTGGCGCAACGAGGTCTACGCCTTCGCCACCCTCCCCGGCAAGGTCACCATCCTGAAGGGCACGCAGCTCGACCGCGTCAAGCTGCTCGTCGAGGCGATGCAGCCCGACCCCGAGTGCCTCTACTCCATCGTCATCTGCTCCTACGAGGCGGTCGACCGATCGTGGGACGCCATCGAGGTCGTCGGTGAGAACGGCGGCTGGGACCTCGGCGTGCTCGACGAGTCGCACTTCGTGAAGAACCCCTACTGCAAGCGGCAGCAGACTTTCTTCAAGCTGCGCGACCTCTGCCGCATGCGCTCCTGCATGACGGGGACGCCGGTCACCAACACGCTGCTCGACCTCTACGGGCAGTTCGAGTTCATGGGTGAGGGGCTGTCCGGGTTCCAGTCGTGGAAGAAGTTCCGCTCCTTCTACGCGAAGTACGAGCGCGACGCGATCACCGGCCGCGACGAGTTCATGGGCTACAAGAACCTCCCCTTCTTGCAGGAGCGTCTCGCCCGCCTCTCGTTCATGATCAGCAAGAAGAAGGCCCTGCCCGACCTGCCGCCGAAGAACTACGACACCCTCGAGGTGTCCATGACGCGGCTGCAGGCGAAGTACTACAAGGACCTCTGCAAGCAGCTCGCCCTCGAGATCGGCGAGGACCTCGACTCCCCGGACGTCAAGAAGATCAACATCAACTGCATCCTCACCAAGCTGCTGCGGCTCGCGCAGATCACCAGCGGCTTCGTGTCGTGGGACGCGAACGTCGACGACGAGGGCGAGGTCCTCGCGCCGAAGCGCATTGAGTTCCTCCCCGAGAACCCGAAGCTCGAGGCCCTGATGGAGATCATCAAGACCTCGTCGCCGAAGTCGAAGCTTCAGGTGTGGACCTGCTTCCGCCCGGACATCCAGCAGATCAGCGCGCGGCTGACCAAGGAGGGGGTCAAGCACGTCGTGTTCTACGGGTCGACGAGCGACAAGGTGCGCGAGCAGGCCGAGCACGACTTCAACAACGACCCGGACACGAAGGTCTTCGTCGGCAACCCGGCCGCCGGTGGCGTGGGCCTCAACCTCCGCGGCTACAACCCGGACGCGCCGGTCGACCACGGCATGAACTGCGACCACGTGATCTACCTCGCGCAGAACTGGTCGATGGTCGGGCGCGCGCAGAGCGAGGACCGCGCCCACCGCCGCGGCACCCGGGTGCCGGTCCAGTACACGACGGTCTTCGTGCCGGACTCGATCGACGAGGAGATCTTCAACCGCGTCAACGAGAAGATCCAGGCGGCGATGAGCATCCAGGACGTCAAGAACATCATGAAGCGCGTGCTCGAGACCCTGCCCATGGCGGACGACTGAGCGAGGCGACGAGGGCCGCGGCTGGTACCAGCCGCGGCCCGCCCAGTAGGACAGCACACAGGAGAGCACACATGTCAGCACGCGTCTTCATCGTAGAGAGCCCGCGCCCGACCATCGACGTCACCTCGGCCCAGCGGTTCGGGGAGCTGGTCCCAATCTTCGGCCCGGGCTCGAGGCGCGCGAGCGTCTTCCAGCCGGCCGAGTACGCGGCGGACGTCCTTGCAGCCCTCGCGGACCTGCAGTACGACCCGAAGGTCGACTACTTCATCATGACCGGCGCGCTGCTGCCGACGGCCGTCGCGCTGGCCGCGATCGCCGAGCGGCACCGCGAGGTGCGCCTGCTCATGTTCAGCTCGCACGAGTCCGTATACGTCTGCCGCCCGTACGTCGTGGACCGAGCGGTCCCAGCGGCGCGGTAGACCAGACACGGTCGCGGAGGGTACGGCTGAGAAGCCAGGAGCGCCCCGCCCGGGAGACAGACCCGGACGCGACCACCACCCCGAAAGGAGACAGCACGTGGCAAGACCAGGAGCCAGGGCGTCGGACATGACGCCAGCCCAGCGCAAGGAGCTCAGCCGACCGGACGCGCCGGACCGGCCGAGCGAGCCGCAGTACCGCGAGCCCCTCGAGTCGATGGTCAACCTCCTCGAGAAGTTCAAGCGGGCGCACGCGGCCGTGCTGCTCCGCCTCCGCGAGGTGCGGCCGACCCTGATCAGCGGCTCGGTCGACAACCCCACCATCGTCGACGTCTGCTGGACCCTCGAGCAGATGAGCGAGCTGTGCGAGGACCTCCGCAAGGAGTGCGACGAGGTGAGCGAGACCGCTGGCCACGTAGTCTGCCTCAGCCACACGGTGGCTCAGGTGGCGAACCCGCTGCTCGGCGACAAGATCAAGGGCCAGCTCGCTGTGGGCACGCCCGACGTGTCGATGCAGCCGAAGCTGCCGAAGAAGCACGAGCCCAACGAAGACAAGGAGGCACCCAAGGTCCTGACGCAGGACTACCGCAACCTCGCGCACGACCTCGGCGTGACGGACGAGGCCCTCGATAACGAGCTGTTCCACATCCACTGGCCCCGCCTCTGCGACTACGTCACGCGCCTGGTGCAGGCCGGGCGGCCGCTGCCGCGCGGGATCGACCCAGCCAGCCTCAAGGCCAAGCACGTCCTCCGCATCCGCACGAAGAGGTGACCCATGATCCACTGGACCGTAGACAACGACGGGGTTGCCTGGATAAGCCGTCGCAAAGCGGACGAGTACGCGACCCATGACTATCAGTGCTCGTGCATGCTCTGCGCCGTATTCTTCTACGCGAGCCCGACCGTGTACGAGTGGTAAAGCTGCTGCAAGAAGGGAGGTGACCGCCCCAGCCCGGTGACCCACGAATGACTCCAGAGACCTAAGACGAGTGACGAGAAGCCAGACGCGCGTCCGGCCCGCCACCCGAGCACACCGAACCAAGGAGACCGTCATGGCCAAGGCCGGACCGTCCACAGACATCAAGAAGGTGACCCCGACCTCCAACAGCCTCGCGCTGCCGGAGTACCTCCGCAACGAGAAGGTCGAGGGCATAGCCGTCCTCAAGCAGTACGTGATCATCCCGCGGCTGAAGATCATACAGAAGACCGCGGACCCGAAGTTTCGTGAGAAGTTCAGCACCGGCTCCGTGTGCGTGGTGCCCACGCTGGATCAGGTCGTCCTGAACGTCGTCGACGCGCGCGGTAACCCCGCGGCGCAGGGGCCGACGTTCGAGTTCGTGCCGCTGTTCTTCTTCCCGTCCTGGGCGACGCTGAACGACTTCAAGCTCAAGGGCAGCGAGCCCACGTTCCTGGACTTCACGCTGGACGAGAACCACCCGCTCGTGCAGAAGTGCCGCAACCGCGCGCTCCGCGAGGAGAACCACCCGACCCAGGCCGGGATGAAGGTGCGGAACATCGAGATGCTCAACTTCGTCGTGCTCCTCCGCGGCGTCGAGGCCGTGGCCGCCGACCAGCCGGTCGTCATGACCTTCGCCAAGGGCGAGTACATGAAGGGCCACGACTTCGCGGCCGCGATCAAGAAGTCGCAGGCCTCCATCTACGCCCGCCGGTGGCTGGCGCGGCCGACCCACCGCCCGGGGACGGGCAAGGGCGACTGGTACGGCTTCGACGTCTACCCGCCCGAGGGCAACCCCTTCGTGTCACAGGAGGAGTACACCCAGCTGAAGGGCGTGTACGGCGAGCTGAGCGACCAGCACATGAAGAAGGGCTTCAAGCCCGACACCTCCGACGAGGAGCTCGGCGGCGAGCCGGCCGAGACGCCGGGCGGGGGTGACACCCAGTACTGACCCGCAACGTTCTGGTCTCGGAGGTAGCTCAGCGGTAGAGCTTCGGTGCCACCCACCGACGGTCGCGGGTTCGAGTCCCGCCCTCCGCATTTAGTCGTCAAGGAAGATGTTGCAGGGAAGGTGACCATGGAGATGCAGCTCACAGCCATCAGCGTGCTCGCGGAGCTCGAGCGCATCGGCTGGCAGTTCGAGCCGGCCGGCGGGGACGAGCTCCGGGTGTGCTGCCCGGCGCACCAGGAGAAGAGGCCGTCCTGCGCGGTCAACGTCGTCAAGCGGATGTGGAAGTGCCAGTCCGCCGGCTGCGGCCGGTCCGGGGACATAGTGACGTTCGTGGCCCTGGCCCTGAGCCAGGCCAGCGGGACCGTGATCACGCGCGGCACCGTCTGGGCGGACATGGTCGAGCGGTACGGAATCAGCACCGACAAGACCGTGGACATGGGCGTGATCGAGAGGAACCACGATGCGATATGGGCGTGCCCGATCCTGCAGGAGCTCTACGACCGAGGCCTCAGCGACGACACCATCCGCGAGCGGCGGCTCGGCTTCGACCGCGGCCGCATCCAGATCCCCGTCTTCAACCAGGCCGGCCAGGTCGTCAACGTGCGGCAGTACCTCCCCGGCGCGCCGGGCCCTCAGAAGATGCGCAACCTCCGCGGCCACGGCTCTCCTCGCCTCTACCCGCTGGACCAGCTGCGCTTCGACCAGGTGGTGGTCACGGGCGGCGAGTGCAAGGCCCTCGTGCTCGCCCAGCACCTCAACGCCCACGGGGTCGGCTCGGTCTGCCTCACCGCCGGCGAGGGCGAGGGGTGGACGGACGACACGCTCAACAAGCTCAGGGGCAAGCGGGTCTACTCGTGCTTCGACGTCGACGTCGGCGGCCGCAAGGCGTCCGGGTCGTTCTGCGCCCAGGTCAACTCCCGCGCCGGCTGGGTCGGCGACGTCGTCCTCGACCTCGACGCGGAGCGGTTCCCCAAGGGCGACCCCAACGACTACTTCGGCGTGCTCAAGCGCACGGCCGACGACTTCCTCCGCCTCCTCGCGGACACCGCGAAGTGGGAGCCGCCGGTCGAGCGCGCCGAGCCCGACGCCCCGGCCACCCGAGTGCACCTATCCCAGGCGGCCAGCTCCCGGAACGCTTCTCGACGTATCAGCCTGAGGGCGACCGTCGCGGCGATGGACACCACGCCCTACCTCGTCCCGAAGTCGATCCGCTGCACCTGCACGCGGGACCAGCAGCAGTGCGCCCAGTGCCCGATCTACGCCCAGCAGCCCGACGAGAACGGCGCGGTCACCCGCGAGATCGGAGCGGAGTCGCCGGCCCTGTTGCAGATGATCGCGACCACGCGCAAGGGGCAGAAGCAGTCCATCACGGAGGGCCTGCGCATGCCGGCCTGCAAGGTGGTCCACTTCAAGGTGACCGAGTTCTACAACGTCGAGGACGTGCGCCTGTCGCCACAGCTCGAGATGAGCAGCCGCGCCGCGGACCACGTCGTGCAGCCGTGCATGTACGTCGGCCAGGGCCTCGAGACCAACTCGTCCTACGACCTCGAGGGCCGGGTCTTCCCTCACCCCGAGACGCAGCAAGCCGTGCTGCTCGCCAGCCGCGCCACCCCGGCCGAGGACGCGCTCGCGTCGTACAAGCCGGACGCCGACCAGCTCGACGCGCTCGGCGCGTTCCAGCCGGACGAGTGGACGCTCGAGTCGCTGACAGCCCGTCTCGGGTCCATCTACGTGGACCTCGCCGCGAACGTGACCAACATCTACCAGAGGCCGGACCTCCACCTGGCCTTCGACCTCGCCTACCACTCGGTGCTCCTGTTCAACTTCGACGGCCGCCAGACCAAGGGCTGGGTCGAGGTGCTCATCGCGGGCGACAGCTCGCAGGGGAAGTCCGAGACCCTAATCCGACTCATGGGGCACTACGGCCTGGGCGAGCGCGTCGACTGCAAGAACGCCACCGTGGCCGGCCTGCTCGGCGGGCTCCAGCCGATGGGCAACCGGTGGATGGTGAGCTGGGGCGTGATACCGCAGCACGACAAGCGGTTCGTCGCGCTCGAGGAGCTGAAGGGCGCGACCACCGAGGTGATCGGGAAGCTGACCGACATGCGGTCCTCCGGCGTGGCGGAGCTGCCGAAGATCGAGAAGCGGCGGGCCCACGCCCGCACGCGACTCGCGGCCGTCAGCAACCCACGCGGCGACCGCCCGCTCAAGCGGTACAACTTCGGGATCGAGGCCATCGTCGAGCTGATCGGCGGGCTCGAGGACATACGCCGCTTCGACTTCTGCTACCTGGTCGCCGGCTCGCAGGTCGACGCGACCGAGATCAACCGGCTCCAGCGCGACCGGCCGGCCGTGCCCAAGACGTACACGCCGGAGCTCTGCCGCCGGCTGGTGCTCTGGGCCTGGACCAGGACCGAGCCGCAGGTGACCTTCGAGCCGGACGCCTCCGACGCGATCCTCGCCGCGGCCATCCAGATGTGCGCCGAGTTCACGGAGATCGTGCCGATCGTGGACCGCGGGTCCATGCGCTACAAGCTGGCCCGCCTCTCGATCGCCCTGGCCTGCCGGACGTTCTCGTGCCTGGACGACGACCAGGAGGTGGTGGTCGTCCGCCGGTGCCACGTCGAGTACGTGGTCGAGTTCCTGCGGCGGACCTACTCCGACCCGGTGTTCGGCTACAAGGACTACTCGGACGCGGTCAAGATGGCCGAGGCCGTGGTGGACCCGGGCCTGGTCAAGCGGAAGATCCTGGAGACGCCGTTCCCCAAGGACTTCGTCGAGCAGATGATCCACCGCAACGAGATCGAGCCGCGGGACATCGGCGACTGGTGCGGCTGGGACCGCGGCGACGCGATCAACCTCCTCTCGTTCCTGGTGCGCAAGCACGCGCTCCAGCGGGACGGGCGGAGCTACCGGAAGACGTCAAGCTTCATCGACCTCTTGAAGGAGCTGCGCGGCTCCAAGGAGATGAAGGAGATGGAAAGGCCCGACTACATCGAGGAGTCGGGTAACCAGTACTAAAGGAGACAGCACATGCGTGACAAGAACCTGGCACTCACGAGGGCGATGGACGCGGTCCGCGCCTTCCACACCAAGAACGGCTTCACCGTCGGGCGGCCGCTGATCCAGCCGGTCGCGGACCCGCTCTCCGAGGGCGGGGCGTCGGACCGGATCAAGGGCCTCTCCGGCTGGCTCGCCACGCAGGCGGAGACCATGGAGTCCGGGTGCCACGTGCCCGGCACGTTCGACGACCGCGTGCTGCGGACGCACCTGATGCTCGAGGAGCTGGGAGAGTCCTTGCAGGCCCTGGCCGCGCGCGACGAGCGTCTGCTGTTCGACGGCCTGGTCGACCTGCTCTACGTACTGGTCGGCACCGCGGTGGCGTACGACCTCCCGCTGGCCGAGGGCTTCGAGGAGGTCCACGCGTCGAACATGACCAAGTCCCGGCAGAACACGGGCAAGGGGCGGATGTGCAAGACGGTCCAGACGGACGGCGACGTGCGCATCCGCGACAAGGGGCCGAACTACGTGCCGCCCGACCTCGAGCGCGTGCTACGCGAGTACCGCGCCCGGACCCTGCTCGAGGCGACGGAGGTGGAGCGCAACGCCGACGCGGCCGCGTCCATGACCGTGGCCATGCGCTGCCTCCGCTGCGAGCGCGTGATCAAGGACCTGGCCCACCTCGGGGACGTGCCGATCGGGACCGAGGTCTGCACCTGCCGGACCCCAGTGACCCACCCCCACCAGATCGAGCCCAGGAGAGAACCGGGCTCCGTGGCGGAGCCCGGACCGACCAAGTGACTTCTGGCCCAGGCCGCGCCCGAAAACGCGCGCCTGGGCCACTTTACCGAACAGACACCTAACAAGAAGGGAAGCAAGGGAATGACGACGACATCGGTGCAACTAGGAGGCCACATGCACCAGGCCTCGGCCTCGCACGTCGCCGCGTGCGTCGACGACCTCTGGGTCGAGACGGCGCGGGACGTGCTCAAGTGGGGCCGCCAGATCGAGAGCCGCGACGGGGACTGCAAGGAGCTCCTCAACGTGTGCCTCACGCTGACGGACCCCGGGCGGAACGTGGTGACCAACCGCGTCCGCCGCTTCAACGCTACGTACTGCTCGGCCGAGCTGCTGTGGTACCTCTCCGGGCGGCGGACGGTGGAGATGCTCCTCCCGCTCGCGCCGCACTACAACCGGTTCACGAACGTGATCCACGCGGAGCAGGTCGCCTACGGGGCGTACGGCCACCGCTGGATGCAGAACCGGTCGGTCCGCCTCTCGCTCGCCGAGCTGGGCCGCCGCATGACGTGGCCGAGCGACCAGCTCAACCTCGCGGTCCGGCTGCTCAAGGACAAGCCGCTCAGCCGCCAGGCGGTGGTCACGACGTGGGAGGCGACGGACCTGGTCCACGCCGTGGCCGGCGGGATGAACGACCTGCCGTGCCAGATAGGCTTCCAGCTCCTGCTCCGCGACGGGCGGCTCCACATGACGGTCTCCCAGCGCAGCAACGACCTGTGGCTCGGCTTCCCCTGCGACGTGTACATGGCGACCTCGATCCAGCACCTCCTGGCCCAGGAGCTCGGGGCCGGCGTGGGGACGTACCAGCACAACGTCGGGTCCATGCACGTGTACGACCGGTTCCGCGACCGCATGGTCCAGGCCATCGACGAGCACGACCGGCTCGTGTCCATTCCGCGCACGCTGCTGACGCACGACTACCTGCTGACGCACGACTACGCGCTCGATCGATCTTGCAGCCTCGGCTCCGCCGTCGCCCGCGCGCTGGAGGCGGAGGCAAGCCTCCGCACCGGCCAGTGGTCCTGGGCGCAGGTCCAGGACTGGATGCTCGGGATGGGCGCGACCGCCGACGTCGGCGACCTGGTCCGCGACTCGGTCGTGCTGCTCGCGTCGCACTACGTGGCCCAGTCCCCGGACGGACCGCTCGAGGGCATCCGCGAGTGGGCCATGTCCGCGCTCGCCTCGCCCCTGCTGAAGGGGGTGCACCTTGCTGATCGTTGAGGGACCCGACGGCGTCGGCAAGACGACGCTCTGCCGGGCACTGCTCAAGCGGTTCCACGAGAACCACAAGCGGTACTCGGCCTTCCCCGTGATCTACCACCACTTCAGCCGGCCGCCGTCGTGCTGGCACTTCCCGCGCTCCTACCTGCCCTACGTCACGCGCCACACCGTCTGCGACCGCTTCCACCTGTCGGAGATGTGCTACGCCCTGGTGCGGCCGGGCGGCGCGGACCCGTTCACGGAGAACATGGTCCGGCTGCTCGAGGCGCACCTGATGCTGGCCGGCTCCTACACGGTGCTGCTGACGGCGAGCGAGGAGTTCCTCCGCTGGCAGTGGTCGCGCAAGGGCGACAAGCAGGAGATGTACGACGTCGAGCAGGTGGTCCAGGTCAACCGCCTGTACGAGAACCTGCAGGAGCGGCACCCCGAGGCGCGGGTCGACTTCCACTTCCGGCTGGACGCGTGCAGGGAGGACTCGTTCCTCTCCCTGCGCGAGGACGTTATGGACGACATACTCATGGCGTGGTCGAGCAGGCTCGCGTACATATTCACACACACGGGAGACTTCTATGGAACGGTCCAGAGAGAAGTTGAAGCGGTTCGTCCAGTTCTGCGATAGCCTCGCGGAGCTGTCGACCTGCAAGAAGCGGCAGGTGGCGTGCGTGACCTTCGACCCGTGGTTCCGCGGGGTCGGCGCGGTCGGCTACAACGGGCCGCCGGTCGGTGCGAGCAACGGGTCGTGCCCCGGACGCGAGGAGCAGGACCAGTTCGACCGGTGCGGGTGCGTCCACGCCGAGGTCAACGCCCTGGTGCGGATGCGGCCCGGCCCGGCCAACATCATGTACGTCACGGCCGCCCCTTGCAGGCACTGCGCCGGGGTGATCGTCAACAGCGGCCTGATCAAGGTCGTGCTGTGGCGGGACTTCTCGAAGAACGGCGAGGGCCTGGTCGTGCTCAACGCCGCCGACGTCCTGCAGTACCAGGTGGACGACATGTTCGACGAGAGGACCATGGCCGGCGTGCGCTTCCACACGATGCTGCTGGTCGCGAAAGGAGACAAGGGATGCTGACGTTCAAGAACGGCGGACTGATGGCCGCGACGGCGGCCGATCTGCCCGAGGCCGCGCGCGGCGCGAGGGAGCTCTTCCTCGACGTCGAGACCATGCCCGGGGACGGCGACCCGCACCGCTGGGGGAACCGCCCCTACGCGGGCGACCGCATCTGCGGCTTCGCCCTGACCTGGGACGACGAGCCTAGGTCCTTCTACGTGCCGATCCGCCACCAGTCCGGGGCCAACGTGCCGCTGGAGGCCGGGCTCGCGTACCTCCGCGACGTGGTCGGCAGCTGCAAGAACTGGGTCAACCCCAACGTGAAGTTCGACGCCCACTTCGCGGCGGTCGACGGCGCGCTGTTCACCGGCCGCCTGACCGACGTCCAGGTCGAGGCGAAGATGATCGACTCCGACCGCCTGATGAAGGGCGGCTACGGCCTGGACGTGCTCGCGCGGGACATCTGCGAGCGCGACATCCGGGACAAGGAGCAGGCCATCACGGTCTACCTCGAGCAGTTCAAGCGCGGCAACAAGAAGTGCAAGGACTACTCCCTGGTCCCGAGCGACCGGATGGGGGAGTACGGGTGCGAGGACGTGATCTCCAGCCGGCTCGTGCACCGCGCCCTGGTGCGGCGCAGGCCCGAGACGATCGCCCGCATCTGGGAGGTGGAGAACCTCCTGACCCCGGTGCTGTGGGACATGGAGCGCGTCGGCCTGCGGGTCGACCCGACCACCCTCGAGATCAAGCAGCTCAGCATCATGGTGGAGCTGGCCGCCCTGGAGGAGGAGCTGCACCGCGAGACGGGCATGGCGGTGGTGCCGTCCAACCCGGGCCACTGCTACGAGCTGCTCGTCAACAGGTACGGCCTGCCAGTCCTGGCCTGGACGGACGACGAGGAGAACGACGACAGCGGCAACCCCAGCTTCGACTCGGACGCCATCACGAGCTACCTCTCCCACCCGCTCGTCGCGACCGACCCGAAGCTCACGCGGATCATCCGCCTCATCCAGCGGTACCGCGACCAGAACACGCTGCTTAACTTCTTCGTGAAGCCGTACCTGCGGAAGCACGTCAACGGCGTGCTGAGGCCGACCTACAACCAGATCGTGCGGACCGGCCGCCTGAGCAGCAAGGACCCCAACTCGCAGCAGCTCTCGCTCGAGGCCAAGGAGCTGATCATCCCGGAGGAGGGCCACGCGTTCCTCTCCGCCGACTACTCGCAGATCGAGTTCCGCATCATCTGCCACTACATGAACGACCCCGCCGCGGTCCAGGCGTACAACGAGAACCCGGACACGGACTTCCACACGTTCGTCGCCAAGATGTGCGAGATCGACCGCGACCCCGCGAAGAACGTGAACTTCTGCATGGGCTTCGGCGGCGGCAAGGACCGCGTCGTGTCGATGCTCAAGGGGAACATGCAGCTGGTCGGCTCGCTCGGCGACGTGGCCGCGCGCTGCGTCGACCGCGGCTGGCTGGACAACGACTTCCGCGTGTTCCTCGGCGAGGTCTCGCGCCGCGACCCCGCGAAGTACAGCGACCTGGTCTACGCCTCGCGGCAGCTGCTCGGCGCGAACGTCGTCGACAACTCCCACCGCAAGACGATCTTCGACCTGCTCTGCCAGCGGCGAGGCGAGGAGGTCTACGCGCGGTACCACTCCACGTTCCCCGGCCTCAAGCGCGAGACGAAGGCCGCCTACCTGGCCTGCAAGGCGAGGGGCTTCGCGCAGACCGTGATGCGGCGGATGCGCCACATGCCGGAGAAGGCCGCCTGGCGCGCGTTCAACTCGGCGACCCAGGGCTCGGCCGCCGACACGATCAAGGAGCGCACCATCGCGATCGCCCCGAGGTACAACGCGGCGGTAAGACATGCAGGTATCGACATACGCGCGCAGGTCCACGACGAGGAGCTGTTCCACGGGCCGACCGAGGTGATGAGCGACCCCGCGACGGCGCACGCGCTGGTCGCGGTGCTCGAGGACACGGAGTTCCGCTTCCGCGTCCCCATCCGCAGCAGCGCGGCGTGGAGCGACCGGACGTGGGCCGACACCAAGCGGAACAAGGTCAAGATCGAGCGGGGCACCGCGGCCTGCGGACGCTTCATGCCGGATAAAACGAAAATTGTCGCGTGACGTAAGTCCTTGCGGGGCAAGGGCCTGGGTCAGAACCAGAAACAAAACGCGCGGTGGAGCGCATTTAGTCGTGTACGAAGGGCCGAGAGGTCGTCATACTACATCTCAGTTGATTGATTCGAAAGGAAACAAGCATGGCTAAGACCGCAAGACCGATCGTGAAGGGACAACAAGTGTGGTTCAAGTCGGAGTGGCAGAACCCCGGCGAGGAGAACAAGGTGTTCGTCGCGATGGACGACGAGCTAGGTGCTAAGAATCAACTCGGCCAGCCGATCGAACGTAAGACGATCCGCGTGCTTGAGAAGTGTGACCTCGCCTTCCAACCGTGGAACCACGTCGAATTGTACATGATTGACTGAGGTCGAAACCGCGTCGAGTACGCCTGAGAACCCTAACCCAAAGGAGACCGCCATGAGGACCCTCGACTACCGCACGCCCCCGCGCACCGTACCTGTGTGGGTCGTCGCGCTGCTCGCCGCTGGGCTGGCCGCCGCCTTCGCGGGACTGATGGCCCTCGAGTACCTCCGCGGCCTCTGGGCCCACGGGTACGGTCTGACCGACGCGCTCTGAAGGCCGAAACCGCCGAGACGGCGGTCCGCGTGTGAGTCACGCGCTGACGAGGCCAGTAGCCGCGAACGAAAGGACACATGCACATGACCACGAACAACGCCATCCCGACGACCACCCTCCCGACCGCCGAGCCGATGGTGCGCTTCGGCCGCACGACCCTCACCGTCGAGCAGGCCAAGGCCCGCCTCGCGGATCTCGAGGGCCTAGAGAAGCGGCTCGCGATGCGCGGCATACGCCCTACGCCCACCGAGCAGATCGAGGCCGCCTCGCTGCGGACCGCCCTCACCCGCCTCCTCGACCGGAACCGCAGCCTCCCCAACGTGACCGCCGCCGACGTCGACACGATCCTCGCGTCCCTCGCCCTCATGGCGTGGGGCGCGGACAGCCACCCCGAGGTGCGCCACGCTGCGCAGCAGCTCTTCAACCGCGTGCAGACCGAGACCACCGACGTCTGAGGCCGAAACCGCGGGCGACCGCGGTCCGGGCGTGACTCGCCCGCTGACGAGGCCAGACCGACCTCACATCTCGAAAGGAGACAGTACCATGCGCAAGGTGTCACAGTCCAACCAGCGGCGGCTCGACGGGCTCGCCAAGGCCCGCGAGGTCCTCGCCCGCCAGCGCGCCGCCGCCCAGCCAGGGGTCGCGTCGTCGTTCGAGCGGGCCGTCCGGGGCGGCAGCGGGGTCGGGGGCGCACCACCGTCCGGGGACCGACTGACCACGCGGGTCGCCGGAGTCCGTGAGGACGTCCGCAAGCTCCTGGTCTCCGCGATCCAGGAGAACAAGTGGTCGGAGTCCCACCAGCTGCTCAACGCGCTGGAGAGCCTGAGCCACGCCTTCGGTAGCAGCGAGTAGGCCGAAACGGCGGCGGGACCCTTGCAGCCTCCCGCCGCCGTCAGCGCGTACGACGCGCTCTGATGAGGCCAGGACGAGCCCCGACGAAAGTAGACAGCACCCGACGAAAGGACACACGCATGGCACCCACGAGCGACGACTCCAAGGAGCGCATCCTGCGCAGGATCAGGAAGCTGGTGAAGTTCGCCAACGACGGCGCGGCCAGCGAGGCCGAGGTGGAGAGCTACATGGCGTCCGCCCGCCGCCTGATGGACGAGCACAACGTGGAGGAGCACGAGGCCCTGGCCAGCGACGACGACTCGGCGCGGCAGACGGCCTACGACTCGATCCGCGACGAGGTCGCCGCGGAGGCCGCGCGCGAGTTCTACCGCTGGGAGTACTCCGTCGCCGCGTGCGCCGGGTACGTCTGCGACTGCGGGGTCTACTGGCGCAAGACCAGGACCGTCCCCGGCGTGTTCCAGGGCAAGGAGGAGACGCACTTCTACGGGCTGCCGACCGACGTCGCGGTCTGCAAGGAGTTCTTCATGGAGCTGCGCGCGTCGCTGCGCGTGCTCGCGCGGGTCCGGTACGGCAAGGGCTGGACGACCCAGCACCGCCACTACTGCGAGGGCTTCGCGGCGCGCATCCAGCACCGCGCCCGGGCGTACAAGGACCAGGTCGGCCAGCGCACGGCCGGGACCGCGATCATCCTCGCGAAGGACACGCTGCTGCGCCGCTACGCCGCGGACAAGCTCGGGATCAACGGCACGAAGCGGGTCGGCGCGGGACAGCGGCAGTCGAGCGCGAAGAGCCAGGGCTGGAGCGACGGGGGGAACTACGACCTAGG